GGCGCGGCCTCGCCCATGCACTGCCGGTATTCGGCTTCTCGCCGTGTTACCAGACCACCACACAGCCGCGCGTTGGTGGGCAGCGCACAGTCCTTGCCCTGAAAGAAGCGCCAGCGCAGCAGCTCTTGGCAGGCACCGGGGTAGTCCTGTGTGTTGAGCTTTTTGACGAGGGTGGACTGGCAGAACGCGCGCGGGCCCACGTTGTAGGCAAAACTGACGTAGGCGTCGTACTCGTGCTGAGCCAGCGGCACCGTGACGCAGGCTTTGAGGGCGCCTTCGAATTGCTGGACATCGCGAAGTGCCCGGGCCAGGGCCTGGGGTGGCGTGGTGGTGTCGCCCAGGCGCACGGGCGAACCGTCAGCGCGGGTGGTGCTGCCAAAGCCCAGGGTGGGCACGTCGCCCTTGACCGGGATGATGGCGCGGTCGCTGTAGCCCTCGTGCAGCACAAGGCCCACCAGCGCAGCGGCAGAGAGGCCCAGCGCGGCCACGGCGGTGCGGGGGCGCATCATGGCTCCACCTCATGCATCTTGGGCTGGGCCACCAGGCGCGCCACGGTGGCGCCCAGACTGGCACCAAAGGCCAGCAGCACGAACAGGCCCCGGGGCAAGAGGTCGCCCAAGAAGGGCAACACCACCTCGGCCGCCGTGAAGCAGGCGGCCAGGAGCGAGAAGCGGATGCTCCAGGCCTGGCGCAGGACGCGCGGCCAGTTGGTGAGCAGGCTGAGACTGGACAGAGATTTCAGCAGGGGCTTCATTGCGTGCCTCCCATGAGCTTCAACTTGATGGCCGCGCCGACCAGGATGACGGCCAGCAGCCCGGTGGTCGCCACCTTGATGATGGTTTGCCACGCGGTGTGACGAGCCTCGCGCCAGGCTTCGAGCAAGTCGCGCAGTTCGCGGATGTCGCGCGCGGCATGGCCGTTTTCCAGGCCGAGGTGGGCCAGGCAACGCTCGGCACCACGCTCAGCAGCGCGGGTGAGCAGGTCGTCCAGATCCTCGGGGCGCAGGGTGATGGGCTGCGGCGAACCAAGTTCTTGTGCGTTCTCCATGGTTGGGTCTCCAAAATGCAAAATGCCCGCACTGGATGTCTCCAGGCGGGCGTGAATAACGGGTCTGTGCTTCAGGCGAAGTGATCGGCCTTGGCCAGTGGCTTGATGAACTCGGGCAGGTGGTTGGGATTGATGCCCGCCGGAATCATGGCGGGATCAACGATGTCCTCCACCCGCTCACCATCACGCAAGGCGTGAATACAGGCCGCTACCGTGCCCTCCTCCAGCGCGGTGAGGGTATGGACCTTGTTGCGGGCAATAAAGATGATGTGAGGGGCGGTGAACTCCGACACAGCACCATCCACATCCACCTGCAACCGCCCCTTGACCAGCAAGGTGGGGTGATCAAACGCGTGCTTGTGACCCTCGTTGACGTCACCTGCGTTTTCAAAAGTCATCAGCTTGATCCAGAGGTTGCTGATCAGGCTCAACTGAGATTTAGGTGGGGATTTAGGGCTGGCCATTGATACCTCCTGGTTGTGGCTCTGATGTGATGGGTATGGATGGGTACGTGATGACAGGATCAAGACGACCGTCAACCGCTTTGAAGCTGACCATCTCCATGGTCACGTCGTCTGGAATGTCCGCATTCGGGAAGCTGGTTTCGTCCTCGATCGCAGGACAGTCCGCCAGGGGCACGAGCCGGACATCCCCTTTTTGGAAATTGAAATAAAGTCGTTGCATCACTCCTCCTCAAACGAACTGGTTGTAAGTGGCCGTGAACGAGTTCACATAGATCGAGTCGCCGCTCGACCCACTCAAAATCGAGCCATACAGGTCAAACGTCACCGTGCTGTTGGGCGGCACTGTGAACGTGCCAAAGTTGTAGGTCTGCACGCCCCGGGCCGAGTACGTGCCATAGGTGCCGACGATGGAGCCGTTTTGGCGGATCTGAAACCCGTAGGTGTCGTCAGCCGCGAAGTTGATCACCGCTGTCAAATTGATCTGCATCGACTTGGTGGTGCTGTAGTTCCAAATCGTGTGCCGACAGTTGCCCACATTGACCTGCACGGTGCTCTTGCCCTGCGACGCCATGTAGAACATGTTCGTGTAATAAGTGCCGCGAGACCACTGCGTGTTGGAATAACTCGACCAGATCATGTAGCTCGGCGAGCCAATCGAGCGGCTGGCTCCGGATGCCAGCGAGCTGAACGTCTGGAACAGGCTGAAACTTTGCTTGACGTATTCGTCTGTGGCAAAGGATGTGGTGAGCACTCGCCCGGATGATCTCCAGGCAGTTCCGGTGCAATACAGGTCGTAGGCTTCGCCCGGTGCGAGCGTCACGGTGGCGACCCCATCGATTAACTCGGCTCCACTGGGATCCAAAGTCACCACACCGGTGCCTGAATTGCGCACAGCGATGGTGAAACCCGCACCCAGCGTGGCGGCAGCGGTCAAGTTCAGCGTGAATGTCCCGCTGCAGTCGATCATCCGGCCCCGGTCGCTTGAAACCACGGTATAGGTCGCTGTTTTGCTGACGTAGCCAGACCCCAGAGAACCCAGGGTGGCCAGCGCGGTGGCTGCGTTTCCGTCTGTCCCAAGCAGTCCTGCCAGGTAGGCGCGCAAATCGTTCAGCGCCGTTTTGAACTGACCCTCGGTGACTGTGGAGCCCGTGAAGTTAGAAATCGGTGGTAAGGCTGGCATGTGCGTCTCCTTGTCACTGCGTCCACATCAAGGTATTGGCACCCTGAGAAGTCGTTGAAGCCGAGACCGTCACGATGGACTCTGTCCCGCTGACGTTCTTCTTGAAGTAGAGCTTGCCGTCGGTCGTGTTGAGCGCCAACTCGCCCAGTTGGAGTTGCGCCGTGGTGGGCACCTTGCCCGCCACCGACGACTGCTTGACTTTGATCACTTGAGCCATAAACAGGCCTCCTTTTCTCTAAGCAGAGGGGTTGAAGAAATTTCAGAACGTGCCGCCGTCGATGGCAGCGCTCGTGGACAAGGCGTCCGTGATGCCGTAGCCCGCCAGCGTCGTGGGCTTGCCCGTTACGCTGGACCAAGCAGGGGTGTTGGTGGTGGTGCCCGCTGCTGTGAGCCGGCCTTTGGCATCCACGGTGAAGGTGGGAATCAGCGCGCCTGAGCCGTAACTGGCGGCAGCCACACCGGTGCTGGCCAAGGTGGCAGAACCCGTGACGTTGGCCGAGCCATCAAAGGCGGCGGACGTCCAACTCACATCACCCGTCATGGCGATGGTTCGAGCCGTCAAGAGCTTGGTGGCGGTACCCGCATTGCCCGTGATGGTGGTGATGGTCACAGCACCCGTGGCACCGTTGACGCTGGAGACCGAGTCGGTGTTGTCGATCTTGTCCCAGGCGGATCCGTTGCTGATGATCCAGTCGCCAATCTGCCAGTCGGTGATGCCGCTAACGCTGGTGACACCGGCCGTGGCGACCTTGTAGTAGAAGCCCTTGTTGCTGCTGGAGGCCGTTGGAATGGTGGGGGTGTTGGTGCTGGCGTTCCAGGTGCCCTGGTAGTTCATGCCACCAATGGCCACCGCCGGTAACTGCGAAGTGGGCACTTTGCCATCCGCCCCCAGACCCGCCACGCCGTTGGCCGCACCAATGGCCGTGGTGGCGATGGCACCGATCGCGGCTGGTGTGGGCAAAGCGTGGACGTGATCGGCGCGAGCAGCGGTGGTAGCGGTGCCGACTGTTGCACTGGCCGCCAGCGCACTGGGCGCAGCAGTGGTCAGGCCCAAGGCATCGGTGATGCCGTAGCCACTGAGTGTGGTTGGCTTGCCCGTGATCGAGGTCCAAGCGGGCGTGATCGTCACATTGGCCGCCGCCGTGAGTCGCCCCTTGGCATCGACCGTGAACTGGCCAACCTGGGTGGCACTGCCGTAGCTGCCAGCGGTGACACCAGTCGCTGGCAAAGCCACCGCCACACCAGCAGACACAGTTCCGGTGCCGGACACGTCGCCGGTGATGGCCAGGCTGTCCGCCTTGCGGGCAAAGGTACCTGGCCCTGCGATGGGCGTGACGACATTTCCGCTTTCGCCAATGAACAGGTTGTCTGAAACCTCGGACCAGGCCAATTCGCCCACGGCCAGTGTGGGTGGCGTGGCGGTGGTGGTCGAGCGTTTGATCTGTAGGGTTTGGGGCATGCAATCGCTCCTTAATATGAAAGTGGGGGATTCAGAAGTAACCAGCGTCGATCACGGCGTTGGGGTCGAGTACGCCCTGATCGCCTTTGTCACCCTTGGGGCCAGTGGGACCTGGCACACCAATATTGGTGAGCACCGTGCGCAAGCCTTGCGGCTGCACGCGCACGGTCTGGGTTTCGGTTTGAACGGTGACGCCCGGCTGGCGCGGCGTGGTGATGGAGATGCGGATGGCCATGAGTCACTGCTGTTCAATCGCGAGTGATCCGCATGGACACCAGCACATTGCCCCTGAGCAGTTGGGTGCGAATCCCTGCCGGGCTGGTCATGAACAGGTCGTACACGCAAGCGCGCACCGGCAAGGCACTGGTAACCGACGCGGGCAAGGTGATGGCCACCATGCCACTGGCCAGCCGACTTTCATCAAAACCAAAGCTCGCCAGTACGGTGGGGTCTTCCGGCGTGGCACGGATCTGGCCTTCAAAGACATAGCCCGTCAGGTCCATCACCGCCCCGCCCTCGTCGAGGGTGAGTGCTGTGTAGAAGGTTTCCCCTTGCGCCAGCTGGATGTCGTACTTCGGGGCACTCATCGGATAACTCCTGTTTTTGAGTTTTGGTGATCGGTCAATAGCGCCACATCGGTGACGCGGCATCGGTCTGCCACATCAACTGGGCGTCACTGACCCACATGTAGTCGGCACTGCTGCCATAGAACAGCGCCACCCAAGGCCCTGCGGTCATGCCCACGCCACGCACCCGGATCAGGGTTTGCGCGCCATAGAGGGATGTGACCGCAAAGTTGTTGGCACTGGTCTCTCCCACCCGGGTCCAGACCAGGTTGGCGGCGTACGGGTTGCTGCCCGCTGCCATCTCGATCTGGTAGGTCTCAGCGCCCGGTGCGGGCGTCCAGGTCAACAACGCCTTGCTGTTGTCGGTGGTGGAAGATCGCAGCGTCAGGTCGGCGATCAGCGGCGTCGTGTAGAGCGTGGTCAACTGGCTCGTCACCACCGCTGGGGCAGTGACACCCTGATCGGCGCTGTGCACCGACGGGTCCTCGTTGATAGCTTCGATCTCGACCTGGTGCAGGCCGCGCGGACGGACCGCAATCACCTTGGCCAACTGCCGCCAGGTCTCGCCCCAGCCAAACGCGATGTGGGTGCGCTCGTAATCCTGTCCGGTGTAAGGCACGGTCATAGGCTGGGTTGTCAGGACCAGCTCGTTATCTGCTGCCCCACGGCTGACGGCATAGGGTCCGTCCACGCCACCGGCTTTGGTCCTAAATCCAATGTAATGATTGGAGGTGGTCCAGGTCAGCGGCTCAGACACAGTGAGTGTTCGGCTGGCCGCATTCCAGCTTGTGCATTCGGCAAACTGGCCCCAGGCGGGCATGTCGTGCTGGATGGCGATCAGGTCGCCAAACGCCGGGATGAAGCCTTCCATCTCGGTGGTGAATTTCACCAATCGGCGGCGGTATCGGTTGCTGGCCGCCTGGTACAACCCTTCTCGGTAGGCCTGCTGGCGACTGGTGACACCGAAGAGTTCGATTCGGGCGGGTTTGGCGGCTGTGCTGCCAGTGAGTTTGGCCGTCACACGGCGTGTGGCCCAGACTTCGGCGTCCCAGTACGAGACTTCTACGGCATCGGCCATGTCGTCCGACGGCAGCAGGTACTCCACGCCGAAGCTGCCACGCACAATGTTGCGCATCGAGAACATGGCCACCGGCAGGCTCTGCGCGCCATCACGGGTGAACCGGATGATGCCGCCGAGCATGTAAGGCTTGGCTCGCCCCGCCTGCGCGATCTTGGTGATCGCCTCCCAGAAGTTCAGCGCCGAATCAAAGCGGGCATTGAACTCGTCGCCCCGGCTGACCCAAAGTGCATCGAGCGCTTTCAGCCCGGCCAGGTCCAAGCGCGCGTCGGGCAACTTGGCCCCGTAGGTGGTGTTGCGACAGGCATCGGCCAGCGCCCAGGCGATGCTTCGGGTGGCCACCGGCGATGACCAACTGCTGCCATTCCACACCGGCAGCTTGCGGGTGCAGACCACGTTGATTTTCCGCGAAGCCTGAGCCGAGAGGTTGTTGGACGCGCGCATGCGCATCGCAATCAAGGTCACATTGCCAAAGGTCCGCGTCTCGGGCAGGTAGGCCCGCAGGCCACCCCAGAGGATTTCATGACCAAAGCGGGTGTCGGTCTGCTTGGCATCCAGGCGTCGTACACGCACTTCGTAGCGGCCGCCCGCCACCGTGAAACGCTCCGAGTAGCGCTGCGGCGTGGTGGTTTTGGCCGTGTAAAAGCGCTGACCCAACACGGACCAGTTGCCCGTTGCCACGCCCAGATCGTTGACTGTGCGCGCCTCAATGGCGAGCGACAGCGTCAATTCGCTCAAAGTGCCGTCGGTTTGGGCCTCATACAGCCCTCGCGAGAGCACGAAGTCCAGTCCCAGGGTGTTGGCCTGGGTGCCAGAAGCATTGGCCACAAAGCCACCGATGTAGTGCTGCAGGGTGACATTTCCACTGGTCGAGAGACTGCTGGCAGCCGTCACTGTGAAGGTGTCGGCGCTTGGGACCGTGGCAATGGTGTAAGCGCCATCGACTGAAGTTCCAGACGTGACATCCAGGTACAGCACCCGGCCCACGGCATACCCATGAGCATTCAGCGTGACCGTGATCGTCGTGCCGGACTGGGTGTAGGTGGCAGCAATGCTGCCAGCCAGCTCCTGGCCAGAGACTTCTACCGAACTGACCACATTGGTCGGGAACTTGGTGATCGCGCCACCGGGTGGAATCACCTCATAGTCGATCTCGGCAAAGTTCGCGACCGGGGTGTCCTCAATCCGAACCGCTTCAATCTCGTACTCACCCATGCCCAGGCATAACAGCTGGTACAGGTACTGCTCGTTGCCCGCGTATTCCACATAAGGCTGTGCGGCGAAGTCCGGGTAGGCGCAGACCCGTCCGTACTGCACCGGAATGGCTTGGTCCAGCCGGGCCATGTTGCCCTGCGCCTGCAGGTTGTAAGTGGGCGACGGGGCGGCCAGGCTCGCGGCTTGCTGGGCGGTAGTGGGCTTGGGTGGCGGGATCACCGCATTGACCAAGGCCATGCCCAGCATGGTGGCACCGGCCTGCACCGCCGTCACCCCCATAGAGCCTAGAACCGCAGCGCCATTGATACCGATGAGTTCAGAAGCCAATACCGGCGCATACACCATCACTGCCAGCATCAGCACCATGCGCAATGGGTTGGAACCACCACCGCCACCGCCACCGCCTTGCGGCAGCACGATGATGGCGACCAAGTCCCCGCAGCGAACCGGCTGGTCCCACGTGGCCCGCAATTGCGCTTCACCGTTGCGCAGTACAAGGATGGGCTGATCCATCTCGGGCACCAGCGCACGCAGGGGCACCGGCCCCGGGATCGCCGTGATCTGGCGGTCCTGGTGCGGATGGAAAGGGTTGCGTACGGTGATGCTGTGGGCGAACGGGTGGCTGTGGGAAATCAGCGCCGTCGATGCCATGACAGCACCCTCAAGCCCACGCTGGGCAACGCGGCCACCGGGGTGAATACAACCCCGGCGGTTTCCAGGGAATGCAGCACACCACCCCGATCGGCCTCTAGGTAGATGCCAATGTGGCTCGGGCGTTCGGACTTGCCCATCAAACAGGCATCGCCTTCACGCGGCTCGCTCACACTCTGCCAATGACCATACTCCGGATGATCATCAAAGGCACGCAGCGAGGCCAAGCGACTGGTCGCATCCACATCAATGACCGCCACATCCCAGCCAAACCGCTCACGCCAGACCCGACATGCAAACGACCAGCAGTCGCTGCTGCCCGCCACCCAAGGCTGGCCGATGTACTGGCTGGCCCAGTGCGGTGCGCTGTCATCATGGTTTGAAGGGTTCATTGCGCAATCAGTCCAGGAAATACTTCGGCCGTGTAATCCAGGCCAGGAAACCGCCGGTTGGCGAGATTCGGAAATCCGCAGGTGGCCCGCACCCGAAACACCGTGGCGGTAATCGACATCACAGTGAGCGTGAGCGGTGGGTTGTTCTGCGGTGCCATGAGATCCGACGACAGGAATGCCCGGTAGGTCACGGTGATCAACTCGCTGCTACCAGGCTGTCCGTTCATAGACGCCTCCACGTTGGCCAGGATGTCCCGGCTGACGTTGTCGATCTCGATCACGCATTGCGGCACGGCGGTGTGCGTGACCTCGGGCGGCACCACATCAAAGGCGTAGCCCACAAAGGTGACGTACTGACCGGCGTTGCGAGGCGCACTGGACTCCAGCTTGGCTGTGAGATCCACGTGATCGCGCACCACCCGGATCGGCGTGTTGAAGTTCGGATGCCAGATCTCCAGCGTGTGGTGAATCACCAGGTTCGATGGTGCGCTGGCGTAGGCCTCCTTGATCGCCAAGCTCAAAGTGTCATCCGGCATCAACGAACCTCCAGTTTCGCGCTCACCTGCCAACGCGGGCCAGGCTGCATTTCAGATTGCCAGGGGCCGACGAAGCGGGCCTGGACCGAACGCAATCCGGCGTCCCCGGTGTTCAGGTCGACCGTGAACCAACTGGCTCCATTGGCGCAGTCGCCATCGAACCAAGCGCGAAACGCTGCCATTTGGGCATCGGAGAAACGCCAGGACGCACTCACTTGGTCATTGCGCGCAGCACTGCGGCGGCGCACACGGGGCGTTCCAGCCTCCATGTCGGTGCGAACGGTGGCATCCACAGGCGCGATCGCATAGCCCGCGACCAAGGGCCGAGGCAAGGTTGTGGGCCAGGTGGCCATATTTATCTCCCGATCAGTACGCGCCTGCGACGCGGTTCAGGCCATAGGTGTTGGCCAGCACGCCCGGGCCAGGACCGGCTCCGCGCGCCACATCGCCCCAGACCTTTGCCGTGATCTGCTCCACCCAGACGTCGATCACCTGGTTGCCGTTGCTGTCGGTGCGCTGCTGTTGCTGGCCGCCTTTGCCAGCGGCCTCGATGACGTTGACAATGACGGTGCTGCCACCGCCATGGACTTTCACGCCCAGATCACCATCTCGCATGCGGGCAAGCGGCATGATGGCCTCACCTGGGCTGCCTGGTTTTTCTCCCATGAGGCCGATGCGAGGCACGCTCGCAAAGCCTGCGCCTTGTGCAAACGGGAACAGCGTCGGCCGATCAACCACCGTGTTGCGGTAGGCCGAGAGGGCTGGGCCTTCGAACACATTGCCTTGGGCTGAAGGAAACAGGCTGCCCCACATCGAGCCCAAATCCAGCCCGGCCATAGCACCATTCATCGCATTGGCCAAAGGCAGCGTGATGGATCGCTGGATTTGGATGCGCACCAAGTCAGAAATGATGGAATCGGCCAGCGATTTGAAGTCCAGCTTGCCGGTCATGACGAACTGGGTCAGTGCCGTCTCCATCCCCTTGAATGCATTGGCCGTGACTTGCTGGGCGCGCTTGGCCGCGTTGGTCGCATCGTCAATGTAGGTTCTGAGTGCCGACTTGGCACCGTATTCAAAGCTGCGCTGGTACTCGCCATTGGCTCGCACCAGGTCTTCCACGATCGGCAACTGCCGGGCCAGTGCGTCGTTGATGGCTGCAATGGTCTGCGCCCGCAGGCCTGGATCCTCAATCTGGTTGGCTTCCTTGCGGGCAGCGGCAGCCGCTTTTTCCAGATCGGTGCGGGCTTGCAGGGCAGCCTTTTCTCCATCGGTCATGTCCAGCATCTGGCGCTGCAGTTGCAGGGCTTCAATCCGTTGGCGGTTGCTGCCGATCAGGCCTTCGGTGATCTTGCGTGATGCGGCTTCTTCCTTTTCAAACGCATCGAATGCCTTGTCTTTTTCCTTCTGGCGCTCAATCGCTTCGAGCACCTGGATGTACTGCTCGGCTTGGGCGGCCACACCCTGGTAGCCCTTGGCCTCAATCTGCAACGCCCGAGCGCGCAGCTCTGCCGCTTCCCCGTCTTGGGTGCGGGTCAGGCGTGCACGCAGCTGGTTCAGGAAGGCTTCGCCTTCATTGAGTTTCTCCGCAGGCTTGGGCTTCTCGAAGCCAGAGAGATCCAGCGCCAAGGGGGCACGGGCGGACCTGGGCAAGGTGGGCAGCAGCTTGTCGTAGATGGCCTGGACTTCCTTGGCCTGCGCTTCGGTGTCCAGCACGAACTTCTGGCCCATGACGCGCACCGTGCGGCGCTGCTCGTCGAAGAATTTCTGTACCCGGCCCACATAACCAGGGTTCTGGTTGATGTTGAAGAGCCGGTCGTTGGCGGCGCGCACATAGTCGTCGCGGGCGGCTTTGAGCTTGGCGATTTCGGCATCCACCGCCTGGGCATTGAAGCCGTAGTTCTTGGCGCTCTTGAGCACCTCGGTCTTGAACCAGGTCTCGATGTCCTTGCCCACCACCGACAGGCTGTCAAAGGGCTGGGCAATCACGCGCTTGGCCAGCACCGCCGATTCGGCGATGAAGGCCAGACCCGAGGCGACCGACTCCAAAAATGCGAGCGTGGCCTCCCGGTTGGAGGTGATGCGCTGCAGCTCGTTGCTGAAGCTGCCCGTCTCGCCTTGGGCCAGGATCACCTGCTCGGTGAAGTCGGCCAGCACCGGGATGACGGCGGCACCGATCTGGCGTTGCACGCCCTCGAGCATTGCGCGCAGACGGTCCAGGTTGTCATTCAGGAGTTCGGCAGCCTGCGCGGTCTGGCTGTTGATGACAAGCCCAAATCGCTCGGCCTCTTCCATCAAGGCGGTGATGCCTGCACGCCCCTGGTTGAGCAGGGGGATCAGGCTCATGCCTTCCTTACCGAAGAGCTTGATGGCCAGTGCCGCCTTGTCGGCCCCGTCGGGCATGTCGGCGAATTTGTCGGCCAGGTCGAGCAGGACCTGCTCAGTGGGACGGATTTGACCCGACGCATCCACTGCCGAGACGCCCAGTGCCTTGAGGGCGGCACTGCCCTCTTCGCCCTGGACTTGGGTGTCGAACATGGCCACCGACAGACGCTGCAGGCCTTTGACCAGGCCCTGCAAGTCGGTGTCGGACATCTGGGCCACATAGGTCAGTGCCGACAGGGCTTCGACCGAAACCCCCGTCTTTTGCGCCAGGTTGGCCAGCTCGTCGGCGATGTTGGCCACCGGAAGCACCAGCGCCGTGATGCCCACGCCCACGGCAGCGAGTCCAGCACCAGCGATCAGGCCGGCCGGGCCAAGTTTGCCCAGGACCGAGCCCAGCATACCCAGCCGGTCGGTGGCGGCCTGCAGCTGGAACTTTGCATCGTTGGCTGCAGACGAGAGCAGCTTGAGGCCACCGGATGCCGGGGTGGCCGCCGCCTCGATTTTTTTGAGCGAGCGCTCCCCCTTCTCGCCGATCTCGGACAGCTCGGCCTTGACCTTGCCGCCGTCGACCACGGACAGACGGATGGAGAGGTTGCGTTCAGCCATGGGGAGTTGTGTTCTCTTGAATGTATTGACATCCGCTATACATGCAGCAGATAATTTGCGTATCTATTGCATACACAGGAGTGCGTCATGCGTGATGCGGCCATCAATCTCAGGGCCCTGCCCGAACAGCGTGATCTCATCGACCAGGCGGCTTCGGCGGTGGGTAAAACCCGTTCGGACTTCATGCTCGAAGCCGCCTGCGAGCGCGCGCAATCGGTACTGCTGGATCAGGTGTTTTTCCGGCTGGATGCCGACAAGTTCGAGCAGTTCGTTGCACTGCTGGATGCGCCACCGAAACCCAACCCAGGTCTGGAGCGGTTAATGGCTGTGAAGGCGCCTTGGGACACCCTCCCGGCATGAATCAAAAGCTATCAGCACCGCAGCCCTTGTCGGCTGAGCACCGGTGTGAATCCTTTGCCTGCGGAGAGTCGTCGCTGGATGACTGGCTACGACGACGTGCCCTGCTCAATCAGACCACGGGCGCCAGTCGCACCTTCGTGGTGACCGACGAATCAGGCCAGGTTCTGGCCTACTACGCCTTGGCCGCCGGCGCGGTGTCGCACCAGGAATCGCCGGGAGCCATTCGCCGAAACATGCCCGACCCTGTGCCGGTCATGGTGTTGGCTCGACTGGCCGTTGACCAACGGTTGCAGGGGCAGCAGGTCGGCGGTGCTTTGCTCAAGGATGCCTTGCAACGTGCCGTCTCGGTGGCTCAGAACATCGGGGTGCGAGCACTGCTGGTGCATGCACTGAATGACCGCGCCCGTCAGTTCTACGCCCACTACGGTTTCGTGCCGTCGCCGGCAAATCCCATGACACTGATGTTGCCGCTTCACACGAAGGGTGCTCATTGACCACGGACAAACGTCAATTGGCAGACGCATTCCCTGACTTCGTGGTCGCCTACAACGACACGCTGGCGCGGGAAGGTCTCACGCTGTCTGAGTGGCAGACATTCGCCACGGACGACAAGGCAAGCAAAGCTTCTGCGGATTACGAAGCCGACGAAGGCGCACTCTCCGAGGCGCAACTTGACCAAATCAAACAGTCGGCGCAATCACTCATCAATCACGATCGCTGACATCAGGCCCGCCTCGACCGCCGTGAAGAGATCAATCGCCGTGGCTTTGTCCAGGCCGGTGCTCTCACAGGCCAGCATCCAGGCATTCAGATCGAGCCCCACCACGCGCCCCTGCGCCATGCGCAGCTGGCTGGCACAGATGTCAATCGCACTGGCGGCTTGCCAGCCATCCAGGCTTTGGGGGGCGTTCATGGTGTACGGGCACTCGGGGCACGGATCGGGACAGGCGTTGCAATAGCTCGGCCCGCCACCGAAATGCCACGCGGTGCGGGCCTTCAGACGTTTTTTTCTGCATCCAGGGCGTAGAGGCCGGCGAGGTATTCGCGCTCGAAGGCATCAGCCAAGACCCAGTGCTCCATCAAAGCGGCCACCCCATCCGGGGTCACAGCGGCCGGTTTGCCCTTGTCATCGGCCACGCCTTCCCAGGCGAGCACGGCCAGCTTGGCCAGTTCGGTGATGAGGGTGGCGGTGCGCTCACCCGCCGCAGCGGTATCGGTACCCGCCACTTTGGAGGCGGCATGGCGCGCGGCCATCACCAGGGCAGTCGTGGCAGGGCGGACCTGCAGGCGCACGCCTGCGGCCAGCGTGATCCAGTGCGGTTCACGCGAAATGTTCAGTTTGATCATGGTTCTCTTCCTCAATACGTTGTCACGTCGTTGAGCAGTTCAACGGTGAGCATCTTGTTGGCTGCGACGTTCTTGGCGGCTTGCCACTCAAAAGTGGCCTGGATGCCGCCTGGCCCGGAGATAGAGAGCTTGGGCTTGGGCAGATAGACCTCGTGCGCTATGAAGGTCAGGCGCTTGGTCGCATCAATCGTGTAGGCAAAGGTCAACTCCAGGGGCGTGTTGTTGGTCGCCGCATCGATGAGCTGGGTGTCGGCAAACCGCACCTCGAGGTTGCCGTTGAGGCTGGCCACAGTGGGGTCCGCACCGTCGATCTTGCCGTCAGAGCGGATCGTTTCGATGCGCTCGAGGTTGTTCGAGTAGGTCAGTTGAGCAGAGACCACGTTGCCCAGTGCTGTGCCGCCCTTCTTGATGGACCCTTGGAACTGGTTGAACCGCAGGATGTCGCGTGTCGTTGGCGTTGTGTCCAGGCTCACCGCCTGCTTGGTCTCACCTTGCGCAATCAATCCGACAGTGGCATTCGCTGCGCCAGAGCGGGCAAAGCCCACCTGCAAGCTATTGACCATGACACCCGAAGCGACAAACCAGGCGGGGATATCGGGCAAGCCGGTTTCCAAACTGATGCTTGGCAAACTGGACTTGCCGGAAATGAATGTATGGGTCAGCGTGCCGGTGCCTGTGGTGGTGGCACTGCCCAGTAGGGCTTTGAGCCACATGCCGATGTTGCGCACATCGATGGGCACGACGATGTCGCCCTCGACCTTGATGACATCTCGGATGGGGGCGCTGGGGTCACGGCCCAGACCGATCAGGTCGTTGGCAATCAGCCCCTGTTCGGAGCCGAGGGTGGTGGAGACGAAAGGCAGCTTCCAGTAGTCGCCCACTGGGTTGCTGCCATAGGTGGTTTCGAACGCGGCCAACAGGCTGGCGTTCGCGCCGTAGGCACGGGCCATACAGAACTCCTTGTGGAAATGGGTATGAATGGGTGTCGAAATGGACTTCGACGGATCAGCTCAGCGGCGTCAGTTCAGCGACCCGGAGCTGCTGTAGTACAAGACCACGGGCAGCAGGCAGGCCTTGATGCCACTGGTCCCATCGGGGGCCAGTTCGTCGAATTTGGGAGGGCCGATTTCGGCGTACTCGATGACGCCACCAAGCGTCCGGTCGGCTTCGATCAGGGTGGCCAGCTCAACCAGCAGGCCGTCCATGCGGGCATCGCGCGCGCTGGCGTCCGGCTCAGCCACAAACAGTTCGATGGCCACCTGGTGCTGCCAGTGGTAGGTCAGCGGTGAGAGCGTCACCTCCGGCTCACCCATCTCACCGTCGCGCAGGATGGCCATGGCTTGATCTGACACGCGCTCAGGCAACGCGGCGTTGCGTCTGACCGTAGCCCCGAGGGACAGCTGACCCAGCACAGCGAACAGTGCGCCGATGGCGTTTTCTCTTTGGCTCATGACGCTGCCCCTTTGCGGTCGGCTTCATCGAAACGGTTGGCGATGCGGTTGGCCAGGGTGCTGATCCAACGGCTTGAACTGCTGTCGATGTCAAATTTCTTCTTCAGGGTCACTTGGGGTACGAGCAAGAACATGGGCACCGTGACCAGCCCTCGACCAGCCGCTTGGGCCTTTTGCGAGGCAGCGGAGAAGCCACCGCGTTGGCCTTGGCGGGCCCGCTGGTTTTCTGCAACGAGTAACGAGGGTTGTCCCCGGCGGTAGACAAAGCGCAGGCGCTGGCCGCGCATTCGCTCCCACAGACCCGGCGTCATGCGTTTGCCACGCGGGCCCTTGCCGGCGGCCGGTAACGGAATCGCCAGCCAAAACCCATCCTTGGAACGGATGGTGGCGCCCTGGTCATGCGCCCCCACCACCACCGGCGCCCGGCTATAGACCAGGCCGGCGGCCTTGATGCTCATCTGTCCCTTGGGGTAGACCTCGCCGCGCCAGGTGTTGGCCAGGCGCTGACCCAGGCCAGCACCAGTGATCTGGCTGCGCAGCTCGGTCTTCAGCCCATCGGTGGCCTCGCGGATGGAATGCGTGACCGCCTGTTCGGCAATGCGAACCTCGTCAGCCAACATCTGATCCAGATTGCCGGTGAGTGCCGCCATAAGCTTCACAGCGGCGCTCCAGTCAGCGTCCAGATCAAGCGGTCCCGATCCGCCAAGGGCTCACCCACCACCTGGTAAGTCTGGCCAGCAACAGTGAAACGCTCGCCCTCGCGGGGCGAAGCCACGACGCAGACCATCACATCGAAGCGATGGGTGGCCAGCGCCAGGCGCGTGTCGCCGAAGGACTCGACGACATCGGCCTGCTTGGTGATGAACCGTGCAGCGATCTCGCGACCATCGGCCAGCCGGTAGGTGCCGGGCACCCCCAGCCGGGCAAAGAGTCGTGTGACGGCGGGCTCGAAAGCGTGCTGCATGCCACTACTTAGACTGCGGTGAGCTTGATCAGTACGCCTGGTCGGTGGCACATGGGCAGCGGATTGCTCTGCGTGTGCAGGTCGGTACCGCGATCGAACTGACGAGGTGCCTGCTTGGCATACAAAGGCTGGCCCATCGTGTTGACCGTCTCGTTGAAGTCGGCTGGTGCAAAGTAGGTGCCGAAGGTGTCGACCGTGCCCAGCGGGAAGGCATGGGCCTCACCGGCTGCGATGAAGCGGCGGGTGCCGAGATCCCCATTGGCCTGCAGGTAGGCGGCCTGGCCCCGGTATTCCTCGAAGGTGACTCCGGCGTAAGTGAAGCCCGAACGTACATCGTTGATCAGCACCGCGCCTTGCTGCCAGTTGGTGTAGGCGGTCTTGACCTCCTTGTGGGTGGTCAGCGCGCGGAAGAATTCGGGCGAGCACAGCACATGCACGCCGGTCATGAATTCACCCTGCAGGGCGTCTTCGACCTTGGTCAGCAGGTCGTAGCAGTGCCCCTTGACCTCGCTGTTGGCATTGGCCAGATCGAAGTTGACCGACTGCGGGGTGATCTGGAATTCGGTGAACAGGTTGCTGATGACGCTGCCATCGGCGTCCAGGATCTCACCCTTCAATGCCCCCATGCGCAGGTGCTCCAGCGTGATGGCGTGCTTGTTGCGCATGGTCTCCAGGTGCCGGGCCAACACACCGGAGATGGCTTCCATCTCGGTTTCCGAGCCGAAAGCGCGGATGCCCTGGACTTCTTCGGGCAGCACCACATCGTCGTGCGGGATGTGGGGAATGACGAAGGAGCGCAGCTTGCGCTTGCCGCGCTCACCCACAGTGCCGGGCGAGCCAGGCGGCTTGGTGGGCAGCAGGTTCAGGCGACCGGCGTACTCCTCCACGATGATCTGGCGGGTGCGCACGGGTTTGGTCGGAAACAGGTTCAGGGCTTCCAAGCGGCCGTAGCGGTTGGGGATGAGGTTGATGGCAGCAGTGAGGCTGGCCATCGAGAAACCAGGGTTCAGAAACGGGTTGTTCATTCGGGGCTCCAGAAATGACGAAACCCGCGCAAGCCAGATGGCCAGGCGGGTTCGGGGGATGGAAAGACGGGTCGGGTTTATGCGGATTCGCGCACCAGCACACCGCGCTCGGCCAGCTGCTGCTCGTAAGCCGTGCGCTGCGCGCCGGTGAGCGCGATCGGCCAGACCAGCGCAGTCTTGGCCACGATGGCGTGGCGGGCGATCAGGATGGCGTCGCTGCGGTCGGCATTGGTAGCATTGATCGCGTTGGCGAGCACCCCGATGGCGTCCTCAGTGCCGTCGGTGGCGGCCGGGTCGATCGCATAGTGCTTGCCATCGCTGGCATTGCGGCCCAGCACCGTGCCCAAGGGCAGATTCTGGCCAGCGGCAATGGTGGCAACGTCACGCGAATAGCGGTTGGGGGCTTCGTACTTCAAGAGGTCGCCGAGGTTGTTTTGTTCGGTGATGGAGGTCATGGTCTATTCCTTTCTCAGGCGGTGGCAGTGAGTTTCTTCACGGCGGCCACAATGGGTGAGGCCTCCGGGCGATCAAGTTTTTGGGTACCGGCATCCACGGTGATGGTCGAGCGGATGTCATCGGCCTCAGACCGTGCCGCACGGGCGTCGATCAAGACGCGCCGGACATCGGCCTCGGTCTTGCCAGCGGCGATGAACTCTGCTGCGCGGTCGGGACAACCGGCCAGCAGGCAAACCTCGGCAATCGCCTGGGCAGCCTGGGTCACCTCGCGGCGGGCTTCAGCCACCAGCACGGCGACTTCGTCGGTGCTGATGGTGTCGACGGTCTCGATCACTTTCTCTTCTTCGTTCATGGTCATTTCCTTCTTTAAGGGTGCCGCCTCAGCACGGATGACGCCCCGCACCTGAGACGGCGAATGGTTACGGGCGTTGATGAATCGATGGAATTCGGCAAGGGTGGCGTCCAGCGTCTGGACACCATCAGCGAGCCCTTGGGCCACGGCATTGGTGCCGAAGTACAACCCAGCCTCGGTCGCTCGCACAGCGCCCAGATCCAGGCCACGCATGTCGGCCACGTGATCAGTGAAGATGGCGTAAAGCCGATCCACTTCGCCTTGCAGCTCTGTCTTTGCGGTGTCCGACAAGGGCTCGTGTGGCGAGTAGTCGTTCTTGTGGGCGCCCGCCGTGATGGCCGTGAACCGGTAGCCGTCCTTGGCATCCTTGACCGATTGGTCGACATGCAAGGCGATGACGCCAATCGAGCCGACGCCACCCGTTTCCGTCACGAACAGTCGCTGGGCGCTGGCCGCAATCGCATAGGCCGCTGAATAAGCGGCGTCGTTGGCCACCGCCCAGACGGGTTTGACCGCAGCCACCTCGCGCACGCGACGAGCCAACTCGAAACTGCCTGAGGCTTCACCACCGGGTGAGTCGATGTCGAGCAAGATGCCGCTGACCTGGGGATCGGCCAAGGCGGAGTCCAGCATCACGGCGATCTCGCCGTAGGACGTCAGGCCTGAGGCGGCTTCCATGCCCAGCGAGCGCTTGACCAGCGAGCCGTGGATCGGGACCACTGCAATACCCTCGGGGGCTGCGGTTGCGGGAGGCCGTTGGTACATGGCCATGTCCATGGCTGGCATCGCGGGAGCATCGGCCATACCGATGCGCTGGCCGACCACCGACAGGATCACATCCAGCTTGGGTCGGTGAATCAGCAGGGGCGTCCCGAACAAGCGGGAGGCAAGGTAAGTCATGCTTGGGGGTCCTGGTTGTTGAGTGGCGCTGTCTCTGGGTCACTGGACTCGGGATCCGAGGGCTGCGTGTCTGGGGTTTCGGTGAGTGGCGCAGCGGCTACCTGGTCATGCCGGGCATCGGAGTCAAAGACCAAGCCCAGCGCATCGGCCCGAGCGTTGTCCGCCGCGATTTCGCGGTCTACGTCTTCGGCGTCGTAACCGTTGCCGGAGATGGCTTCCGACCGGCTCATGAGGCCCGCCCGGATCGCCAACTTCATGGCGTTGAATTCCTTCTGCGGATCCACCCAGCTCCAGCCCTGTGGAATCCACTTGGCGGCTTGATAGGTGCGGCGGTCTTTGCGGTAGCCGGGCAAGTCAATGGCGCCTTCGAGTACCGCCTGATCCATCCAGGCGCGCCAGATCGGTCGGCACAGCTGGTGCACGATCACGCCGTGCTGCAGGGCTTCGCAGCGGCGGCGGAACTCCAGCAGGCCCGCCCTGATAGAGGAATAGTTCACCTGCGTCAGGTCCCCGGTGAGCATCTCGTAGGTGATGCCCATGGCAGCGGCCACCGCCCGGAACTGCTGGCGCATGAATTCGGCGTAGGAACTGCCGACATCAGCAGGGGCCGAGAACTTGATGTCTTCGCCGGGTTCCAGGATCTGAAGCGTGCCCGGCTCCATGCCCGCGAGTGCCACACCGTTGGCATCTGCCGCAGACTCGCCCATCAGGTTGTCTTCTGGAGCCATGCGAGTGATGAAGCCAGCGAACATGGCTGCGGTTTTTTTGCGCACCAGCTCCGCGTCGTCGTACTGATCCAGCTCGTTGAGTTTGACGAGCGCCCGGGTGAGCCACGGCTCGCCCCGAATCTGGCCGGGGCGCAGCGGACGGAACAGGTGAATGAGTTCACTGGCGTCCACACGCACGGTGTCCATGCCACCGCCGCCGGCACTGCTGGACATGGGTGCCAGCAAGCCGTCATTGGGATGCGAGCGGTACAGGTGGTAAGCCACCCGGCGACCCACTTTGTCGAATTCGATGCCAGCGCGAATGACATTGCCACCAGGCAGATCCCGGTTCATGGTGGTTGGCAGATGCTCTGCTTCCAGCACCTGAATCTGCAGCGCCACCGGCAGGCCATCTTCAGTGCGGCGGTAGCGCAGTCGTACAAGTGCTTCGCCGCCTTCGAGCATGGCGCGGGTGGCCAGGGCCTGCAAACCGTAGAAGTCGGTCAACCCTGCGGCATCGGCCTGCTCGCACCAGTCCCACCACAGGCTGTGGATCGCCTCGCGCGTGGCCTGGTCTTGCACCATGCTCTGCGGCTTGATGCCGGTACCGATGGCGTTGGCCACAAAGGCTTCGATGCCAGCGGCAGCCCAGGCGTTGCGACGCACCAGATCACGGCTTTTGGCACGCAGTTCATCTTGGGCCAGCGAGAGGGCAGCTACCGCACCGGGATTGCTGGGCATCCAAGCCAGGGCGCGGCGACCACCGCCGGTGCCGTCGTAGACCGCTTGTCCCCCGCCAAATCCGCCGAACATGCGGCGACGCAGACTTTTGAGCCAGGCCATCAGAGCGCCTTGCTCGTGGTCACGCGGATCTGGCGCGATTTGGGTGCGCCGGATTCACGAGCGATAGTGGCTTCGACTTCGGCGATCGCAGCTTTCAAATCGGCCACGCTGCGGTACTCGATGCTTTTGCCCTCGTAGGTCACGCGGTGTTCGCCGCTGGCCAGGGCTTCGCGTAAGGCGTGCAAGTGTTCTGGTGTGTAGGTCATGCTTATTTGTTCACTCAAGTCATCCATCGGCTGCGCACCACGCGCCGAGCGGGCGCTGGCGTGCTGCCAGAAGTGCTGAGGCCACCGTCGAACTTCTGCTCTTGGGTGGCCTCGGGGGTGTCAGTGGGAATGGCGATGGCCGGAGGGCCAACGCCGAGTTGTTTTTGCAATTCGAGCCAGTGCCGGTCTTCAAACCGGTCCAGCCCAGCGGCGGCAGCGGCCGCCCGGGCGTAGACGTAGCAGTCCAAGGCCTCATTGCGCTCGCGCATCTTTTGCCACTCGCGGTGGGCAAATCCGTTGCGGTCGCGCCGGGTGATCAGTTGCTCGGCACACAGCTGCTGCAGGTACTCGGCATCGACCTTGGGCAGGTGTACGAATCCGGCCGGGTAGATCGGCGTGATGCCGTCTTCGGCCACCTCGGCGCTCTTGCGCAGGTTGTTGTAGAACTCCAGCTTGGCAATGCCGCCGGCCACCGGGAACACCTTGATGCCCCGGCGCAGCTTCTTGCCGCTGGCGGTGGCGTCCACCGCTGTGGGTGTGCCGATCAGCGCTGCACCTCCAGCGATGCCCTTGATCGGCATGAGCCGCGCATCGCGCACGCTGCGCACGAAGGCATAGGCTTCCTGGGTGGCGTAGCCGGTATCCAAGGCCAGGCGCGCCAGGCTCAGCTGGCAACCACTGCTGTGGGTCCAGGTTTCAGCCATGAGCTTGGCCAAGCCCGACCAGACTTCCGCTCGGGCGGTATCGCCCATCAAGATCCGGTGCTCCACCAGCCACGCCGCCTTACCACGCCCGAAGGCCCAGACCGAGACTTCGATGCGGTCCTTCTGCACGTCGGCACCGGCAGTCAGCAGCAGGCCGCCCGCTGGGACGGTGCCGATGCGGTAGTCCTCCCGACGTTCCAGCAATCGTTGCCAGTCCGGCGCCTCGCCCTCTTCGACCCAGGTCTCACCTAGTTCGGTGTTTTTGAAGGTCTTGATGGCCGAGGCCGAGCGGGAATCGGACATGGCCGCCGACTCCCAGGCCCGTGCGATCTCGATCCAGCTGCGCCAGCCCACGGGGCTGTAGAGACTGGACAGGTGAAACCCGGCCGTCCGGCCAGCTTGTTCTGGTGCGCAAGCCTGCCACTGGCCGTTGTCCAGCATCCAGGTCTTGTGGTGCTCGGCAATCGGCTGGCTGCAGGATTCGCAGATGTAGGCCGCCGTTTCTGGCTGGCCCCGTTCCCAGCGCAGCTGCTCAAACCGCAGCCACTGGCGGTGGTCGCAATGCGGGCACGGCACGAAGAAGCGGCGCTGGTCCGACGATTCGAACTCCCGCTCCACTGCACTGGCCCCGGCAATGGTGGGGGTCGAGACGATCAGGATCTTGCGCCGGGCAAAGGTGCGGGTGCGGGCTTCGGCCAGCGAGATCGCATCGCCTTCGCCTTCCACATCCAGCGGGTAGCCATCGACCTCATCGAGGAACAGGTAGCGCACCGGCATGGAGCGCAGGCCCACCGCACTGTTGGCACCGGTCATCACCAGCACGCCGCCATGGAATTCCTTGGCCAGGATGGTGTTGCCCGAGTCGCGGCTGCGCGCCGGAGCAATCCGCTCCTGGATGGCGGGGCTTTCCTCGATCAGCGCATCGATGCGCTGCTTGGAGGCCCGCTTGGCCATCTCCACTGTCGGCCACACCGCCATCATCGGGCCCGGGGCGTGATGGATCACGTACCCGACCCAGTTCAGGCCCAGTTCGGTACCGCCGACCTGGGCACCCTTCATGAACACCACCCGCTCGATCGGCGACATGGGCGACAAGGCATCCATGATCTCGCGCAGATAGGGCGTGCGGCTGGTACGCCAGCGGCCTGGTTCGGAGGCGGCCTTGCTGGAGAGCACCCGGTGCTTGTCGGCCCATTCGGACACCGTGAGCAGTGGATCGGGCGTGAGGCCTTCGCGCCAGGCACGCTCGATGGCGTCCCAGCCTTCGTAGTAGAGCTCGTCCATGGTCAATCTACCTTGGCCTGTAAGTCGCCCAGGTCTTGCAGTTGCTGGCGCACAGCAGCATCCAGCGCCACATGCAAGACATGCGCATCGACGCCCAGCCCTGCGGCCATCTGCGACGAGATGCGTGCCGGCCAGTTGAGCCAGGCATCGCGCTCGGCCCGGGCCAGCTTGAACACATGGGCCACGGCCTGTGAGCGATCGACCAGTTCGCCCTTCAATCGGGCCAAGCGCACCTTGTTGGTCTGCGCCTTGACCACCTCGTTGACGGTGCGGGCCTGCAGCAGTGAAGTACCGCCACTCGACAGGGCTGGTGTTGGGACTTCTGGCGCTTCCCGTTGCAGGCGCGTAGGCGTTGCTGCGGAAGCCTGCGGAATCTCGCGGGCAGGTGCGGAAACCTGCGGGGCCAGTTTGTCGCTGGCGGCATCTGCCATCGACCGCCGGGTCGGTGTGGTGTTGGCTGCCCACTGAGCATCGGCCACCACCGGATCGATGGTGCCGTCCGGCAGCTGGCTGATGCGCCCGGTGTCGATGGCCTTCTTGACGGCCACGTGCGACACGCCTCGGTGGCGCGCGTAGGCGCGAATGGACAGTCCCATGGTGTTGATCTACTCAGTGCAAGTGGGTGGCCTCCTCGAGGTATGGGTCAGGCAAAGGCGAGTGAATCACCCGGGATAAGAAAGCGCTTGGCTTCTGTGGCGCACAGCGCGTGAATGCAGATGTCGATTGACAAGCAACCCACCAAGGAGCCCCTCATGGCCAAACCCAAGCAACCCACCGCACTCTCCCCCGACGAGATCGAGCTCTTGCTCGAATCGATCGCCCTGGACCACCTGTTCATCGAAACCCTGCAAACCCGCCACCGCGACAGCCTTGACTTCCACGACGTGAGCGTCTGGGGTGTCAAGAGCGCCTTGCAGGCAGCGTTTGATGCTGGGCTGCGTGCCGCCGGTGGCGCGCCGAAACAAACCGTGCACCGCGTGCGCAAAGTCCATCCTGGTAACGGCAGCGCCGCAGCCCTGCAAGCGTGAGGGCAACATGACCATCTCACTTAACCCCAACCAGCAGGCCATCCTGGAGCACGCCGTGCAAGACAGCGGCGGCAAGATCGCCTGGTTCCCCGAGCACATCAAGGGCGGCGCCCGTGCCAAGGTGCTCGAAGGCTTGTTCAAACGCGCCCTGATCACGCCCGACGGCGACGACTGGGTGGTGGCTGCCGAGGGCTACGACGCCCTGGGACTGCCCCGACCAGGCGCCTTGCCGCCGACCATCACGCTGGACGATCCGGAGCTGGAGGCAGATGTCGCCAGTGCCGAGGCCAGTTGGCAACAGCCCGTCAAGGACAAGCCGGTTCGTACCCGCGCCGACAGCAAGCAGGCTCTGGTGATTGGCCTGCTGCAGCGCCCCGAGGGCGCCACGATCGCGCAGATCATGGAGGCCACGGGGTGGCAGCAGCACACCGTACGCGGCACCCTGGCCGGCACGCTCAAGAAGCGCCTGGGGCTGACCATCACATCAGCCAAGGAGGCCGGCGGTCAGCGGGTGTACCACATCGAGTCCACGGTCACTGTCAATGCCACCACCACTGAATCGGAGGCCGCATGAACGCCCGCCCCAACTTGGCGCGCCTCGATGAACTGGGGCAGCGCCTGGCCGACCAGGCGTTTCGCACCCTGATCAGCCTTTGCCCCGAAATCCGCAGCGCCAGCCCGGCGCGCCAGGAGGCGGTGTGTGCCGCAATGCGGGCCAAGGTGGCGCCAAGCATCGACCGCCTGCTCGAAGACGCACGGCTCGCGCCCTGTTTGGCCGAGGCGGCGTTTCACAACGCCGTGCTGACCCTGGCACTGGCCGGCGTCGAAGCCTTGCAGGGCAAGGTCGTGAGCTCCAAGTACCGCTCCAACAGCCCAACCTCCAATCAAAACAGAAAGGACCGTCATGCCCAGCATGTCCATCACCATTGACCGCACCCCTCTGACCCTCCAGTGGGAGGGCCAGGACATTCAGGTCGAGCAGCTCGGCATCCGGCTGCCCTTTGCGCGCAAGCCTGAGAACCTCAAGGACATGAGCGCCAGCGGCGACTACATCGTCTACGTCACCGAGACCCGGACCATGACGCCCGAGGAGTTCGATGGCTTTGCCGCCAACCTGCTGGTCTCGCGTGACTGGCTGGCCGGCAAGGGTGGGTATGTCGGCCAGGGACGTCTGTGCGTCGAAGTCCACGCCCCCGGTCGCCCCTACCTGTACGTCGATCCGTCTGGCGGGGACTACGCCCGTTATGTTGCGGCCATATTTATGTGCACAGATCACCACGCCACTTGACTCTCAGAGGAGGCAAAGGCAATCGTGCGCACATAATTTCCGACATTGCGTCACAAGGTGCTCAGAAAGGTCATCACAGACTTGTTTGACCCTCTCTTGCTTGAGGGTTTGGGCAGCGACTCAATATTCACACTGGCCAGGGCTTTGGCCTTCATTTCAAGATCTACCTCGGCATAGATGTGAGTGGTATCAATTGAGACATGCCCCAACCAGGCACGGATGGTATTGATGTCTACGCCTGCTCGAAGTAGATGAACGGCTGTTGTGTGTCGGATGGTGTGTGGACTTACACGTGTGCATTTCAGTGGCTTTTGATTTCCAAGGGCCAGCGCAGCATAAGTTGTGACCAGTCGATGGATCCCAAACCGTGTCATTGGATCGCCTGTTCGACCAAGGAATACACGATCCTTGCCATCTCGGTCAGAAATCAACGGCTTAAGTGCTGCCACCGTCAAGGGCCAAAGGGGGCACAACCTCAACTTGTTGCCTTTGCCAAGAATGCGGACACAAGGTGATGTACCCACTTGTACGCAATCGATGGTGAGACCTGCGGCCTCATCAGCACGAGCCCCACTGTTGTACAGGAACAGTAGCAAGGCATAGTCCCGTGCACCCTGGCCTGTAGATCTGAGCGGTTGATTCAACAACGCATCCATCTCAGGTTTGTCCAGATAGCCGATCATTGGCTTGGCCGATTTTTTGAACGGAATTGACCTTACCTCTGCACACCACGAAACATGTTCTGGCGAGCGCATCCCGATAAATTTTGCAAGGGAATGAATGGCGCCCAAGCGCTGATTTCTTGTCGCGACACTGCAATTTCTGACCGATTCGATTGTTTCCAGGAAGGATCTAATGACACCAGGCGAGATATCAAAGACGTTCAGACGGTCAACTGATTTGCGCATCTTGGTGCCTGCAAATGGCAATAGCAATGACAAGGTGTCGCGATAGCTGATTTGGGTGTTGTGCGACAGATTCCTTTCAGCCACCAAATGCTCAAGCAGAAATCGACGAACCCACGGGCCGAGGAGGTTGAGATCACGCATGATCGACCTCCATTTCGGCGTACACAGCAAACCTGAGACTTGCCTCCTCCAGGAGTTCTGGAGTCATCGTCAAATAACGCTGTGTGGATTTAATTTTGATGTGGCCGAGATACGTCGCCAAATGGGGAAGGAGACGTTGTACATCCTCGTTAGATCGATACCAGTGAATGACTCTGTGCACTGCAGCAGTGTGACGGAGGTCATGTAATCGCGGTGGTTTTTTTTCACCCGGTGGGGCACCTATTCTTGCAGCGTTTCTAACCTGAACAAACCAATCGTTGACCTGCCTGTACCCAAGAGCAGAACCAGATCGGATGGCAAATACAGCTGAATCCACTCCGTCTGGCATTGGAAGAGAATTTCGTCGGATTATGTGGTGCTTGAGCTCCTCTGAAACCCTTTCACCCAGTGGGACCAGCCGCGTTTTGTAGAACTTGGTATCACGTACTGTGATGATTTTTTCAGCAAGATTGATGTCCGAAATCTTCAGCGACAAAGCTTCACTGACACGAAGTCCCGTGCCATACAACAAGATCAGAAGCGACTTCAGAGAAGATGCTTGCAATGGACAGCACGGATTGTTGATGACCACTGTGGCATCAAGTAATCGTTGAATCTCTTCAGTCGAGTAAACATGCGGCGTCAGCGATGGCGGCAATGCCGGGATATCGCTCGGCAGTGGTGCCTTGTCAACATATCCACGAGCTATGGCATATCGGTACAGTCCATTCAAGAGTTTGTATTTTAGGTACCAAGAGTTGCTAATTGAGCCAGATCCCATGAGGAATTTGGACACTGATTTAGGTGAGACCCTCTTGAATTCACAGTCGCCCACTGTCTTTGCGAATTGGTAAAGCGTGCGCTCAGCGCTTTCCAATCTGACACCGACCGATCGACGCGACACGAGATAGCAGCTGATGACTTGAGAGACTTTCATGACAAGTCTCCCAGATCAAATGCCGCGACTTCACGTAATGCCCTCACATCTGTCTTGGCATACACCCTGGTTGCAGATGCACTCTGGTGACCAAGGTGATCACCAATTTCATTTAGATTGAACCCCTCTGAGAGCAGCCTGACGGCACATGCGTGACGGAGTGAATGTGGACCTGATCGCTTGATTGATACGCCAAGTTCTTTGATTCTGCGATGTACTGTTGTACTCAATCCCGCTCGAGATATCGGAGATAGTGGGGCTGCAAATCGAATAAAAACTTCTGGGCATTCGACTGCAGGTCGAACGGTACTGATGTACTGATCTAAAGCGTCTGCCACAGAGGCGATCAGTGGATAGATCTGCGGTCTTCGATTCTTGGCGCGCTGAATCAACAGTGTTGAATTTTTTCGATCAATTTGATCGAGACGCAAGGAAGCGACCTCACATGTTCGCAACCCATAAATGGCCATCAGCATCATGATGGCCCGATCTCGAATGTCATTCGACGCGCCGGAATCCGCATTTGTCAGTAGACGCCGGACGTCGGGCCATTCAAGTGCTGAAGGCAACCCTTCATCCCTGTAAATTCGAGGGCGATCAATCAGTGTGGGTAGACGAGCATCACATTTTCCCGTGGATGCAGCATGTCGCAGAAAGACCCGCAGCATGGTGACTATGTATGCGGATGAGGTTCTCCCCCAGTTTTTACCCATTTCCACGAAATAAGCGTCGATGTCATGGATGTTGATCTGTGAGAATTTTTTTCCCCTGCCACCATACCAACAAAGAAATGATGTCAGTCGTTCTGTCCACTGCTCGATTGTCGAAGAGGACAGACCTCGTTCGTCGCGCATCCAAGATACGTAGCTTTCAAGCTCCTCGATGAAAAATTTCGGATTCTCTGGCTCTACCAGCCAGCCAAGAAATCGGAGCCATGGCTGACTGCATTTTTTCACTCCATAAATTGCACCAGGGCTCGGATTGCTTTCCGTGACAAGACCGACAATTTCATCAAATCGCTGTCGATCCATGCCATTTCGATCGCTGATTCGCATGTGGTTGGCAAATCGCAAAAGTGCCTGGCCTTTGACCTGCAAGGTGACACGCGTGCTTCCCGTCGAATGACAGTGCTGTAGATAGCGCTCACGTTCCTGAGCGAATAAACCATCGCGCTGCCTCTGAATGGCATATTGCTTGGCGTATAGGTAGTCAAACATGGCAAGTCTCCAAAAGTTGGTGGACCTGCCAGCTGAACGCTGAAATTATGTTGTGTCAAGACACGGGTTGGAGATGCCCTTTCTAGTGAGAAACCAATCTTGGATCACATAAATATGGCCGCAACATAACGGCAGTTATGTTGACGTCAACATAACGCCCGCTACGCGGCCCGGCTGGGCTAGTGGCTCTGCCGCCACGCTGTCCATCTTCTGCAATCAATGCCTTGGCTTTGCATCGGAACAGCGCGTCAATGGAGTCATTGCCAAACGATTGAAGGAGCCACACCATGACCCTCGACCTCGACACCCTGATGCGCCAGATGACCGAGCAAAAGGCCAAAGACGCCTTGCTCACCGCCCGATCCACCCTGGAGCGCAGTCTGCGGGAGTTGGACCATTACATTGAGCGACTCGACACGGCCGAGACGCCGCAGGACAAATCGCAGGTGATGAACTGGGCGCTCAACGCCCTGGCCTGCAACATCACGCCCAACCTGCGCCTGGACCTCATCGCCAACGCGCAGGCGGAACTGGCCAGCGTCGCAAAATGATCACGCTCTCAAAAAAATGATCTTATAAGCCTTGGCTTCCATGCCCTACAGCGCGTCAATGGAGTCATCGCCAACACAGAAACAGACACAGACATGGAGCCGACGATGACTAGCACCCTGATCCCTGCCACCCAAAACGAAGCCTGGGGCTTTTGGGGCACGATGAATGATCAAGCCCAAACCGCCTGGCCAATCGCGATGACCGCGATTTCTGACGCCACCAACCAGCCTCTCGAATCGGTCCGCACCTTCCTGGACAGCCGCCATGGTCGCCACTTTGCCGACGATGTGCTCAACGGCCTGCACGCCGGATTGAACCTGCAGGATGCGATCCACGCCGCCACCCAACGCTGGATGGGCTGGACCATCGGCCGCCTGACCAGCAAGCAGCACGGGATTCCTAAGGGACTGCCTTACCTGACGGGCTTTGTGATTCACTGCGAGATCGTCGAAGAGGCACTGGCCGACTGACGCACCCGCAGCGCCTCAAAGCCCCGGCGCAGCGCGTAGCTGCGCACGATCGACACAGCTGTGAAGATCAAGCCGATCAGCAGGTTTTCGGTGACGGTCACGGCCAGGCCGAACAGCGGGAACACCGCCATCTGCGTGATCACCGCAACCCCGTAACCTACCAGCACATTGGCCAGCGATTCCATCAGGGACATCAGGCGCGACTGCTTCATGCGTTGGCCTCCTCTGTGTTTGCTGTGATCTCTGCGCCAGCCACTGCCGCCAGATCATTGAACTTGGCCGCATCCGATTCCCGGTAGGCTTCTTGCCCGCTCCAGTCCTGCCAACGACGCACGATCACATCCACGTATTTGGGATCGAGTTCGATCAGCCAACCGATGCGGCCGGTTTTTTCAGCGGCGATGAGGGTGGTGCCGGAGCCACCGAACGGGTCCAGCACGATGTCGCCCGGACGGCTGGAATTCCGAATCGCCCGCTCGACCAGTTCCACTGGCTTCATGGTCGGGTGCAGGTCGTTCTTCTGGGGCTTCTTGATGTTCCACACGTCGCCCTGGTCGCGGTCACCGCACCAGTGGCGGTTCTCTCCTTCGGGCCAGCCGTAAAGGATAGGCTCGTACTGGCGCTGGTAGTCCGCGCGGCCGAGCGTGAAGGTGTTCTTGGCCCAGATGATGAAGGTGGACCATTTGCCACCGGCAGCACGGAATGCAGACTGCAGCGTGTCGAGTTCGCTGGACGACATGGCCACATAGACGGCTCCGCTACAGCGCTCCAGGATCGGCGTCATGGCTGCCAGCAGGAAATCGTAGAAACCATCGCCCAGGTTGTCATTCAGGATCGGACGGTCCTTGCCGCGCATCTTGTCCTTGGCGCTGTTGGCATAGTCCACGTTGTACGGTGGATCGGTGAAGACCATGGCGGCCTTGCCATCGGCCATCAGCAGCTCGTAGCTCTTGGGATCGGTGGCATCGCCGCACACCAGCCGGTGATTACCCAGCTCCCAAACATCACCCGGACGGGAGATCGGAGTGGCCGACACTTCGGGCACTGCATCGTCGTCGGTCTGGCCATCGACCGTGGTCTCTTCGCCGGCCATGATCTCGGCCAAGGCATCGGCATCGAAGCCAGTAATGTTCAGGTTGAAGCCATCTTCCTGCAAGGACTGCAGCTCGATGCGCAGCATGGCGTCGTCCCAGCCAGCGTTTTCTGCGATGCGGTTGTCTGCAATGATCAGCGCGCGGCGCTGAGTGGGCGACAGGTGATCGAGCACGACCACGGGCACAGTTTCCAGGCCCAGCTTTTGCGCGGCAGCCAGCCGTCCGTGACCGGCGACGATCACCCCGTCAGAGCCAGCCAGGATCGGATTGGTGAATCCGAACTCGACGATGGACGCAGCGATCTGCGCCACCTGCTCTTCGGAGTGGGTACGGGCGTTACGGGCGTAGGGTACCAGTTTGTCGGTGGGCCAACGCTCAATGTGGGTGGAGAGCCAGGGTTCAGACATGAGTGGATTCGCTTTGTCGTTGTTGGGCGATGGCCTCAAAGGTCTCGCCTGTGGCGGCCAATGTCACCGGCACGCCGGGGAAGTTCTGTTGGAAACGGATCAGCGCCACATCGATGTACTCGGGCGCAATCTCCACCGCACGGCCAATCCGACCGGTACGCTGGGCCGCCATCAGCGTGGTGCCGCTGCCGCCAAAGGGCTCAAACACGATCTCGCCTTCATCGGTGTAAGCCTCGATGACCTCGACCGGCAACGTCACCGGGAAGACGGCTGGGTGATCGATGTCCTTGCCGATCTTTCCCTTGTGGCGCATGACCCGGATGACCGAGTCGGGGATGCGGTGGTCTTGCGTGGGCTGGCCCGCAGCGGTCCAGCCGTTGACCTGGCCATCCTTGCCGCGCATGGCAGTGGAGGATCCGTCGGCGCGCAGATGGGTCTCCTGGCCAGCAAACTTGCAAGGCACCGTCTTGTTGGGTTTGCGCGTCTGGCGGTTGAAGTGGAAGATGAATTCGAAGCTGGGCGCCAGACGTCCTTGCCAATCCCCCGGCATCCCCGGCCCCTGGTCCCAGACGTACCAGGCAAAGCGCCGCCAGCCTTGGCTGCGCATCCAATCGAGCCAGATGTCCCAATAAGGGATGAACTCGTTGTCGCGATGGATCAGACCCAGATTGACCAGCACCTGACCGTCGGCGGCCATGGGCACTTGCGCAAACACGCCGCGCATCAGGCGATCCCAGTCGGCGATGCCGCCGGAGGTGTAGTCGCGCTGGTTGCCGTAGGGCGGCGAGGTGAAGCATAGGCTGGCCTGCTCGCCCTGCATCAGGGTGGCGACCACGGATGGATCGCTGGAATCGCCGCAGATCAGGCGGTGCGGGCCCAGTTGCCAGACGTCCCCTGGGCGGGAGATCGGCTGCTTGGGAGGCGCTGGGACATCATCATCCTCATCGCTGGCCGGTTCTTCATCGGTATCCGAACCCTCCGTCTCTGCAATGTCAGCCAGCATCTGGGCCAGTTCGTCATCGTCGAATCCGGTGAGCAGCAGGTCGTAGCCCGCCTCGGACAACTCGGCCAGTTCGAGCGCCAGCAGTTCGTCATCCCAACCAGCGTCGAGCGCCAGGCGGTTGTCGGCAATCACGTAGGCGCGCTTTTGCGCAGGGGTCAGGTGCCCCAGTTCAATGACAGGGACGTTCGGCAGTTCCAGTTTGCGCGCAGCCGCCAGACGACCATGACCCGCAATGATGCCGTTGTCGCCATCGACCAGGATGGGTTGCGTCCAGCCAAACTCCACGATGCTGGCCGCGATCTTGGCAATCTGGGCCGGCGAATGCGTACGCGGATTGCGCGCGTACGGCAACAGCGCATCGATCGGGCGGTATTCGATCTGCAGGTTTGGCGTCATGGAATTGAAAAACCCGCCGAGCGTTGCCGCCGGGCGGGTGAGAAATATTCAGAGGGTGGTAACTGTCAGGGGCGGTGGTAACCACAGGCCGGTAACCTGGCCGGGTGGTAACCTCATTTCAGGGGCAGACGCTATCGAAATCTCGCGCTGTTGCCCCCCGCATACCGCTTTGACCAGGAAGGACCCGTCAGATGTGTCAGATCCGTCAGAGCACGTTGGGTTTTGATGGTCAAAAGCGTTTTGCGCTTCTTTCCTGACCGTACACAAACTGTAGACCAAAACCGGGCAAAACGCGACAGGGGTGATTTTGTCGAATCCTGCCATTCACCCCCATCTCTACGCAGCCATTGTCAACTTCATCTAACTTCATCTAACTTCATCTGATTTCATCTAATGCCCCTTGTTCAAGTGTAGGGTGACCAGATGGATGGCTGCGTCATAGCGCCGCTGCGCAGTTCTTGCCGCGCAGGCAAAGCGCCGACCGATCTGCTCCCATCGATAACGGTTCGAGCGCATCCAGACCAGGTGTCGCTGCTCCACCTCCAGCCACTGCACCCAACGCATGGTCTCGAGCATCTTTTCCACCGCTTGTGGGCTGGGCGGTATCGGCCGATACAGCCGCTCGGGGTCGGGGTAACGCTCGGGCACCTGCATAGCAAGCGTCATCCACGGGTTGAAGTAGCCACCAGGCCTGACCCGGGGCAACTTGTGCGCGGTCTCGGCAGCCTCGGCAAACCGGGCGGCCACCTCGTCCACAGTCCATTCGGTTCGGGTATCAGCCATGACGCTTACCTCCATCCCCGTAAAGACGTTCGCCCAGCCTGCGCACGAACTGTTTCTCCACCCAGTCAAGCCGTTCGTCCTGTTCGGACACCACCAGGATGTGGTCGTTGCGCCAGCCATCGCGCTTGACGGCGTCCAGGTCCGGCGTGGTGGGCTGCAGGTTGCCCAGGGGGCAGCGGTAGCGGTATTGCGGCACTTTCATGTCACACCCCCTCCGTGGTCATTTCACGGGCCAGGTACAACAAGGCGATGGCATCCGCTTCGTTGTCGTCGGTCGGAGCATGGCCACGGGCACGGACGGATGCCACCATCTCACCCTTACTGGCGTTGCCTTTGCCAGTGGCGTGCTTCTTGATCGTGCCAACCGGGATGCCCTGGTACGGGATCTGGTGGTGCTCGCACCAGGCGGTGAGCTGGCCCATGAATCCGCCGTAGGCATGCGCGGCATCCACACCGACGTGGCGGCGGACTTCTTCGAAGACCACCTGGTCAATGCCGTCATTGCACTGCTTGATGTCGGTGAGCCAACGCTTGAACCGAAGGAAGCGCATGCCGCCGCCCTCGAAGCGCTGGGGTTTGAAGGATTGGCTGCCACTGCTGATGCTACCGTCGCGGCAGGCCAGTGCCCAGCCCGTGGTGGTGCCCAGATCGAGGGCGAGGATGGTCGTTGTGTTCATGTTGTCAGTCCTTGTTTTGTTTGGGTCTGACGCAGTCGACGCAGAATCTCGAAACCCCTATATCCCGCGCGTCACGCACGCGTGTGGAGAGTTACGACAAACTGTGTCGACTGCGTCAGACGGGTTGTTTTCATGTCCGTCAGTTGTCGGCGTAAGGGGTGTATGCGGGCGTGATGGGGCTCTTGAGGCCGATACCCTGAAAGCCTCGAACGCCAACGCCGTTGCGCCATTTCTCCAGCCCTCGTGTGATCAATAGGTCCGAGAATCGACGCTGAGATCCGACGTATTCGCCAGCCGCATCCGCCCACTGCTTCCAATCCGTGAAGAGCTCAGCGGTCAGCGACTTCGCGGTGCCCACACGCATGCAGCGCTCGTCGAGCCATCGTCCCAGGGCGTCTTCGGCCTCGAAGTACTCGTCCGTGGCGTCCACAACCTGCTGCGGCGGATCGAGTCGGCCCAGCCGTTGCCATGCCAGACATCCCTCCAGAGCCCAAGCCAGGATGCCGTCGCGTTCTGCGAGCAGCTTTTGCTGCAGGTGCTTGTCACGTTTTTCGGGTGGCACGGTGATCGTGAACGGGATCAGGTGCAGCCGCCGCTTCATGGCCTCGTCGATATTGCGAATGGCCGGTTTGTGGTTGCCAGCCACAAACAACTTGAACTGCGGGAAGAACTCGAAGAAGTCCTGGCGCATGAAACGCGCGGCGATCTTGTCGCCCCCGGTCAGGCTCTTGACCTTGGACTCTGCCCAGCGCCGGCCTTGCTCGGTCTCAATGGCCGCCACGAAGCGCGCGCCGCGCAGACCCGCCATGTCGGTCGGATGCCGGTCTGTGCGCGTCTCCATGAAGGTGTCCATGGGCGCGTTGGTGGCGTAGTCCCCCAGGATGTCGGCCAGGGTGTTCACGAAGACCGACTTGCCATTGGCACCAGTGCCGTAGAGGAAGAAGAGCGCGTGCTCACGTGTGGAACCAGTCAGTGCATAGCCCACCATGCGCTGAAGATAGTCCTGTAAGGTCTGGTCGCCACCCGTGACGTCGTTCAGAAACGATCGCCACTGCAGGCACTGGCTGCGCGGCGTGGCCGTGGTGATCTTGGTCATCCGGTCGGCACGCTCGTGTGGTCGCAGGCGACCGCTGCGCAGATCCACCACGCCACCCGGGGTGTTGAGCAGCCAGGGATCAGCGTCCCATTCCTCCGTGGTGGCGGCATGGCGGCGGTCAGCGCGCGCCAAACGCTCCACACCGCCTACCGTGCTGGACGCAGCCAACTTGGATGCAATGCGCGGATTGCGGGTGTTGAGCGAGGCGTGCCGACAGACATGACGGATCAGGTCGGTCGCAGCGAGCGTATCTTCCGAGCGCCAGCGCTGTCCATCCCACACCAGCCACTTTCCCCAGCCGGCCACATAGCGCCAGTCCTTGTGATACCTGCGGGTAAAGGACAGCGCCAGCGCATCCTCCGTCCCCCATACCGCTTCTTCCGGCCCCGCTGCATTGGCGAGGGTGTCCGGGTCGTCGTCGACCAGGTGCATTTGCATGCGCGGGCCATGGGTGATGAAGCCGCCAACGTCAAAGCCTTCAACACGCGCATCGGCAGCGTCCCAGCCTTCTGGTGCGTCTTCTGGCGGGTACAGGATGTGGCAGGTGCGAGCCCCGGCCATGAGGATGGCCTGGGATGCACGGTCGGCATATTCCCAGCCGGGTTTGTCCTTGTCAGGCCAGATCAACACGACCTTGCCCGCCAGCGGCGACCAGTCGGTCTTCTCGATGGGTGCGTTGGCGCCGTGCATGGCGGTGGTGGCGCACAGCCCCAACTCGACCAGGGCTTGCGCCGATTTCTCTCCCTCGACCAGGACGACGGTGTCCACCGCCCGCATACCGGGCTGGTTGTAAAGTGGCCGAGGTTCCGGCGGCGTCATCTTGCGGCGCTTGGCATCCCAGGGGCGAAATTCCTTCTTGCCGCCGGGCGGGTCGTAGCGGTACACGACCGCGATCAGCTTGCCTTCGCCATCGAGGTAGTCCCACTTGGCGGTGGCGGGGCCCAACTCGTCGACAGGAGCTTCCTGCTTGCTGCGACGTGCCTGTGTGGCGGTGCTGCGGCCAACCAGGTCAGCGCAGCGCGACAGCACCGCCGCAAAGTCAGCATGGACATCGATGCCGAAGTGGCCACCGATCAGATCGAAGATGTCGCCACCGGAGTCATCGGCGCGGTCGGTCCACAGACCGGCTTTCTCGCCCGAGAGCACAACCTCCAGGCTGTCGCCCGGGCTGCCGAGGATGTCGCCCATCAGGAACTTGCCGCGCTTAACCTTGCCGGCAGGAAACAAGCTGAGCAGGACCGATTCGAGTCGGCCCAAAAGCGCAGCCCGGACGTCGTCGCGGTCAGATGGTGGGGTGGTTGGCACCGGTTGTTGAACCGGAGCGTCGTCATTGAAATCCAGACCAGGTGGTCCGGGCAAAGGGTGTGAGTGTTCTTCTTCTGTGTTCATCGATTCAGGTTCCAGCAACGCTGCGCCCATGCGCAGAACTTGCATTCAAAGTGGGTGGATTCGGCAAAGCTGCGCGGCAGCAGCTCGCCTGCTTCGGTGGCCTGGATGACCTTGACGGCCCGGTCGGACATGCGCTGCGCCAGCCCCGCATCGAAGGGGACCAGCTCGGCGTAGATTTCCATCGTGTCGGCGTTGACCGCCGTGAAGAGCGCTGGGTGCTCGTGCAGGGTCAGGTAGCTCTGGTAGACCGCAACCTGGGCGGCGTAGACCGGCTTGGCCACGGCCAGCTTGTGTTTCTGCAGCTCACGCCAGGACTTGGACCCCAGGCACTTGTTTTCCCAAAGGGCTGGGTAGGCAAAACCTTCTGGCCCGCCCACGAGCACGCCATCGACGTGACCGCGCAGGCGCCCTTGGGCCACGCTGAAGCCAAACTGCCGGCCATCGGCGTCCTCGGTTTTGAGGATGAAGCCGGCCATGCGCAACCAGCGAATGACCATGGCTTCGGTCTGGTGCCCTCGCTCGAAGATGCGAAGCAGCCGGCCGCCGAAGCCCTTACCAGGGTCGACCGGCGCCTTCGCATACTCGAACTGCAGTTGCCGCTCGCACGACACCCCCAGGCGAGAGCCGCCCAGGTATTGGCGCGGTGGCGTGTCGTCGCGCTCCTGCTCCAACGCCTGGTCGACCAAGGCTTCGATCCGGCCTGAAAGGCTGGCTGATGGGTTGAAGTCCAGCATCAGGGCGTCTCCCAGGGCAAATCGCTTTCCAGATCGGCGAAGGGATCGTCGACCGTGGGCTTCATGCCACGCACCGGCGGGTACTTGGCCTCGGCGTGGTGGGCCACCATGGTCTCGGTGTACCGGGTGACGATCGCATCAATTACCCGCAGGGCCTCCTTTTCCGAGTACGCACCCAGTGGTTTGTCGAAGCCAATGTCACCGGCCACCTCGCCAAAAGCGCGCAGGCACGAGCGCATGGCCGAGCGTTCAATGTCCGTGGCATCAATCATCTCGACCTCCTGCCCGAATTTGTGCGCATCGACCCAGCGCCCGTACATCTGATGAAAGATGTCCTGGCAGCGCCGGCTGCAAAACACCCAGTCCAGTGGATAGCGCTTGGCATCCCCAATCGGGTGGCGGTTGTCGGTGTGTCCCAGCCCGCGCGCCTGGCGCGAGCACACCCAGCATTTGCCTCGCATGCATGTCGCCCCTCTCACTGAGCCCAGGCGGGCTTGCCGGTGGGCACCACCGGGCGCGACGTTTGCGCCTGGGGCGCCTGTTGCGCGTAGGCGGGCGTGGGTTGTACCGGTGCGCCAGAGTGGCCACCACCGCCCCTGTGGCCGCCACCCGGGGCGTGCATGCCGGCAAGGGGGGCGTAGTCCTTGTGGTCGGGCTCGATGGCAATCTTGACCACGTTGCGGTCTTCACCCTTGCCGTCTTTTTCGACATCGACGCGGGCCAGGAACTCGATGCCGTCCAAATCGGCAAAGCTGTTGATGCGCCGGGCAGCCGCAGCCTGGGGCGTGTTGTCCTGGGGCTGCACATTGCGCGCACTGTTGAGCACGGCCCGGATGAAGCTGCGCCCCATCTGTCCCCAGGTCGGACCCTTGGGCGAGTGCAGCCCGACGTTGGACCACATCTTGCGCTTGGCAAACGGGCCATCGGTGACGACGAACTCGCAGGCCAGGTACACCGCACCGGTGTCAAAGGACTGGGTGGCATAGCCGCCAGTCCAGCCTTGGGTGTGATCGTCATGGCCACCGGGCTTGATGGTCATGCGCACGGGCACGGAGATGCCGCGCGGGATCAGGTCGAAGCCACCTTGCTGCGCTTCAGCGTCGTTGAAGTCGCTCCAGCTGGCAGCGGCTGTGGCGTGGTCATAGGTATTCATGGGGTGTCCTTTCAATTCGTGTTGTCGGAGGTTTTGGTCTGGCCTAAGCACTTGGCGATGAGCCGGCCCAGATGGGGTTCTTCAATGGAGTCGAGACGGCCGCTGCGGTCTTTGCTGGGAAAGCCAAAGCTGTTGTCGGCACCGGTCACAAAGCCCCGGTAGGTCGAGCCGTCGTCGGCCTTGAGCACGGCTAGCGTCACCACCTCATCGAGTACGCCCGGCAGTTCCAGTGCTGTCTTGCTGCCTTCGAGCTGCAGCTGGTAGTAGCGGCGGTTGAAGTCGTCGGTCTTCTCTTCCAAAATCGCGACATAGATGACGTGCTTGTCGCGCACGTGCTGCAGGTGCGTGAGCGCCGTGATCATTTCCTGGCCCAGCAGGCCGTAAGCCCCCCGGTTGTCGGGCTTGCCGGTTTTCTCGCTGAAGGCCTGCGGCTGGGTCTTGCACCAGGCCAGGCACAGTCGGGAGAGCACGGTAAGGCTGTCGACAAAGTAGGTGTCGTACTTGGCCAACTGCGCCGGGTCGCCATAGGTGGCGCAGACATGGTCGTAATGCGCCTTGCTGAAAGCCTGGTCAGCTGATGCGGTCGGCATCGGCCCAGCGAGAAACACCACGAGGTCGCGGAATTCCTGCCAGGTGCAGGGGCGAACGGTGTCACCCGGCCAGTCCTTGACCGAGAGGTCGCCGGCTTCCAGATCCACGAACAGCGTGGACGCCGGTGGGAGGGTTCGCAGCTGGGTGGTTTTGCCCACGCCGGGAAAACCGACCAAGCCAACCTTGGCGCTGTGGCGTTCTTTGAGCCGTTCTTCGGCGGAGATGATGGGCAACATCACTGTGCTCCTTCGCCTGCAGAGGGCTTGCGCAAGGTGAACTTGGCTGCCTTGGGCTTGACCGTGCGCGCGGCCATGAAGGGCTGACGGAACACCTCGGGCCAGGCCTTGAAGCGCGATTCGCTCACGCTGTACTTGGCCGTGATGAATTCGGTCGGTTCCTGACCGGCTGCGACCATGCGGCTCCAGATGGTCTGCAGTTCCTTCTGATCCCAGGACACGTCTTTACTGACTTCAACGGCCACATCGAACTCGCCATCGAACACATGCGTGGTGCCGGTGTCCTTGTTTTCGGCAAGCAGTTGGGCCTTGGCCTGTTCGCCGTAGCGCATGTCCAGGCCCGTCTGGATCATGTTGGACAGTGCGGCCAGTTCGGATTTGGCTGCCGCCTCGAAACGCTTAAGGTCAGCCACATGGGCCAGCGGCAGATCACGAATGACCGTGGCCGATAACTCCATGAACGGCACGGGCAGTGAAATGCCGCTGCGCTCGAAGGCGGCCTCGAGCGCCGAGGATTCGGTAATGGGTGTGGTGGCAACGGTGTTCATGACGACACCGCCTCGCTGGTACTGTTGCGAGTGCTTTTTTCCTCAAAAGCCTCGATATCCTCAAGGCGGTATCGCACTTGACCACGCAGTTTCAGATAGATGGGGCCTTTGCCCTCACAACGCCACCGCTCGATGGTGGACAGACTGAGTCGCCAGCGATGTGCCAGCTGACTTTGTGAAATAAGCGGAACGACGACAGAGGTGTTCACGTGAATCTCCTTGATGGTTGATGAGCCCTGGTTTCAAGCGACTTGTGGGCGGCGCTAACCAGTGCTGGCATTGCATCAATCGGGAGTCCACAAACCAGTCCGCAGAGTCCACAGAAACAGTCCACAAATCTGCAGCGTGAGGTGTTGCCTCAACACGATCTCGAAAACTAAGCCTTGCCAAATGTCAGATATCAAACTAAATTTCTGACACTTCGAGCACAGCCATGAGTAACTTGACCGAATCAATCCTTGCTGCAGCCACGGCTTTGTCTGAAGGGGGCTTGCTCTCGCCCAAGGAATTTCTGCACTTGGCCAGTCGTGCCGCTGTGGATCAAGCGCTGTCACGCCTGGCCAAGGAGGGACAGCTATTACGTGTTGGGCGCGGTGCTTACACGCGTTCTGTGGCGGGTCGGTTTGGCACCCGTCCGCCATCCATGGAGAGCGTCATTGATGCGATCACCGCCGCCAGTGGTGAAGTCGTAGTGAATCACGGGGCAGCCGAGGCAAATGCACTCGGTTTGACATCACAGGTGCCAACGCGAGATGTTTTTTTGACCTCAGGGCCAGCGCGAAAGCTGCAGTTGGGAGAACGGGTGATCGAGCTTAAGCACGGCAATCGTTGGCAATTGGTGCTGGGCAAGCGACAGGCAGGCCGAGTCATCCGCGCACTGGGATGGTCGGGACCGCAGACCTCACCTGCAGCTCTTCGCCGGCTCACGAAACAGCTCACGCCAGAAGACTGGCAAGACTTGCTCTCAGTCAGAAAAATGATGCCCACATGGATGGCCCGAGTCGTGAGCGAAGCCATCCAAGGATGATCACCTTGCGCTCATCGACGTAATGTCAACCAATCGCTGTCACCTGCACAAATAATCAGCTCATATTCCTTGTCACCAGGGACGTACCGGATGAAAGTTTCGTAAACGATCTTGTTGCGGTCGAATTGCTTGACCGGCCGGAAATTCCTGGCTGACGAGCCACAGGCATCGCGCAGTGCGCTGCCCTCCATCCGGTGGTCGAAGTCGTCCATCAGCGCCAGCAGAATGTTCACCTGCATGGCTTCCAGCGGATAGGCCACGCCGTCGATGTAGGCATTGCGCTCGGTGCGGACATACCGCAGCGTCGTGCCCCGATCCGTCGCCGAATCATGCACTTGGTAAACGGCGGCTGGTTCCATGACGCGGTTGGCAAAGAACTCAAAGCGGTTTTGTGACACGCGCATCACATCGGCCAGATGCACCACCTCGTACTGCGCCAGCGGGGAACTGGTCGGCAATGGCACTGGGCTGCTGGTCAGGATTCGGGCACTTCGGTCGGCACGGTGGCTCGCCAAATGGGTCAGAAGTTTGTGAGCAGTGACCTCGCGATTGAGATGACGGGCAAAGTACCAGGTGACCGGCTTTCCGCGTCGCTCCTCGACCAGGCCCATGCGCCAGACCAGGTCGGGCACGAGGCATTCGACCTGATGCCGGTTCAGATCCAGCCCCGTGGCCACATAGCCGACCACACGTTCGGTGTTGACCACCGTGGTTTGGCACACGCTGCGTGGCGCCTCGAAGTCTTCACAGTCGCCGCCACACAGCAGGAGCACCATGTCACCGGGCAGCTCACGCACCACGCGAGCCATGTCATCGCGGCATTCTGGGCACTGCAACCAGTTGAGCGGCTCACCAAAACCCACCAGGTGTTCACGCCGCAGTTGCGCCAGAGCGTCCTGATTGCCCGGATCAGACAACAGCGGCCCTGAGATTTCCTTGGCAGTACTCTCCAGCATCCGGCACAGCAAGGCCGTGGCCTCAATCTGCGTCTGACTCATACCCCAGCACCAGACGGTTCGACGATACCCAGGCTGCGCATCACACACTGCGCCAGTTGCTGATTGCGGTGAGACAGGTTTTTGATGGTGGTCGAACCGCTGGCGTAGACGTCGAAACTGAAGTGACCCTCTCGGCTGCTTACCTGGTCACGGGTGTAGACCATGAGAGTGGCACGGTCCATCTCGAATTCGCTGTCGAAAGAGTGCGCCACTTTCAGCTTGTCGCGGGCCACGCAAATGGCATCCTCGCGATTGGCCTCGGGGCTGGCTTCGATCTGGATGGCACTGCTGCGTTGGTCGGCCGGCGTGAACTTGGCCCGGCGCAGCCGAACCTTTTGGATACCTTGCGTTGACCAGTCTTCCTTCGGCGCCAGCAGACCGTCATTCAAAACGCTGAGCTTGAACCGACTGGGAGTGATCGCCTCGGGTTTCAATTCGGTCTTGGCCAGGTGCTTGGCAAACAGGGTGAGGACGGCGGCGTGGTTTTTGGCACCACCCTTGACCACGGTTTCCACCACGCCCGATTTGGGGTGGTAGACCAGCGCGTTTTCCAGTGCGACGCGGGTGGCGATGCGCTTGAAATCGTGTTTACGAAACTGGGCAATGGCCGTGATCGGCCCTTCGACGTACAACGTGAACTGGATGCTGCCGTCGGTACCGTAGCGGCTGACCTCGATGTGTGAGCCAATGCCGCCGCCGGACTTTTGATACAGCGCCGCCACATCCCGCTTGAACGCCTCAAGGGAGTCCTGATCCAGGTGCGGCACGAGGTCGGGAAGGATCTGGCTGGGCTTCCACGAGCGGCCATGGGTCTTGGCCCGAAACGCCAGACGCAGCTCGATGTCCCGAAACACCTGTTCATGGTGGGCGAGCATCCACAGCGCCTGCTCGCGTGGGTCCATGCCCTGGAGATGTCCCAGCGCGTCGTCGTCATGGGCCAGCGCCAGCGAAAACTCTCGGGCCCCGGCCTCTGTGCCGGTGATGTGAGCGCGCCGCAGGTCTTCGTTCCACCTGAACAAGTCTTCCTCGAGCGCAACTTTTTTAGCCGTGGTCAAGGCGATGTCTTCGAGCAGTTGGGCCTGCAAGTTTTCGACGGCGTCGGTGAGCGCATGGGCCAACTTCACCTCCGGCAACCTCCAGTCGACTGACAGGTGCGCCCCCAAGGGATGGGATTGCACAAAGTCCTGCAGGACGGTCGGCGAGATGTGGCGCAGGAAGTGGCGGGGGTTGAAGATTTTCAT